TTTTTCCAAATACCAGGAATATGCACGTCGCCGTGTGAATCTAAAATATTGCTGGGACTTACGGCGCATTTTACCTTTATTGTGTCCTCGTCGATTACTTCGACGGATAGTACAGGCGTTAAAAAGTTAGATCCTTTAACGACTGCGGACCCTTCTATATTTTTTGCCTCTGTAATGGCCCAGAAATAGCTGCGAGCGTCTGCAGCTTCTTTGTTCAAAATTTGCGGATAGTATTTGTCGAAGTTTTCTTTGTCGGCTGCATACTCTGGCGCGTCGTTATCGTAACAGAAAAATATCTTTACGTATCGCATGCCTACTGAATGATTAAGTACAAAGCCATTTTTGTACTGCTCAAACATAAACTCGTTGCGTTTACGTGAAACTGTCGCCTCGTAAATTAGCACCTCCAGGGCCGTAATATTGTCGGCCGCTGCTTTGCTAACTGCGTCAAATAAAACCGCCGAAAGGTCTGACTTCTGGACCTCGCTTTTTTTCTTTAGCGTAGCCAGTTCCCTATTTGCTAGAATTTCCTCTATAGTCATTTCTTAACGAGTTTTGCACCTTTTACGGCTGTTTCTTTGTCCGCTTTAACCGCTTTGATCTCTGCAGGGGTCGCTTCGTTTTTCATGTTAATCTGTTAAGATTTTAACAAAATTACACTTTTATTTGTATTTTTGTTGAATCATAGGTAAAATATTTTACATGAAAAACGATTTAACGGGCTTTATAGGTCGCCTTTTAGGCTTCGACGGCTTTTACGAAAGAAGCTTTACAACGCAGCAACTAGGCGTAACAGTGCCCGACTGGGTAAATACTTCGGACCTTTGGGTACTTTATAGAGAAATTCCAGAACTAAATACAGTTATAAACCGTTACGCCAAAATGGTAGCAAGCGCAAACCCAATAGTTCGCGACAAAATGGGCGCGGTTGTGGATCCAAACGGGCACTGGATTTTTGAATTAATAGACAGGCCAAACGCTATGCAGTCCTGGGGCGACGTTATGACTATGACAGCAATAAACAAAGCACTCACAAATAACGCTTTAATCTTTGCGCCAAAGGGCAGCCTAGGCAATCGCCAGAATTTAACGCCTATAGCCTGGAATAATGTAAAGGTACAAGGCACAGGCAAGGACCTTCGCCAGACAACTATCGACGGTTTTATTAAGGAATTTCTTGTGCCCGTTAGCAATACGTCGACTTTTCAGAGCTTCGACCCTTTGGAAATGGTTTATTTATGCGACCCCGACGGCATAAGCTTGTTTAATACTGAATCGAAACTGCAGGCCCTGCGCTATCCGCTGTCAAACATAGGGGCGCAGTATGCCAAAAGAAACGTACTACTTCGCAACCTTTTTGCGCTTGGTATTTTGTCTACAGAGTCAAACGATATGCAGGGCGCACTACCTTTAGACAGCGCAGGCAAAAAAGAAATATTAAACGATTTAAAGCAAAGGCACAGCGGCGAGGTTGCCGTAACCGATAAACGTATGCGCTGGGAGCCTATGAGTTTTCCTACAAAAGACTTAATGCTTTTCGAAGAACTGACAGCCGACAAAGTGGCGTTAATAGATCATTTTGGATTGAATGTTAACATGTTTGGAAACCCTACGGGCGCAGGCTCTACTTTCTCAAACGTGGAAATGGGCGAAAAGCAGGCCTACAATAGTACAATTATTCCGGACACGGAAATAATGTACGACGGAATCACTAAGCAGCTGGGCCTTGACAAAGAAGGGCTGTACCTTACGCCGTCGTTTGAACATATCAGTGTGCTGCAGCAGGACAAAAACAAGGACGCGCAGGCGTTACTTAGTAGGGCGCAGGCACTAGAAAAAATCGCGCAGCAGTTAACACTGACAGACGACGAGAAAAAACTTATTTTGCATTTGTAAAAAATCGCTTTTGCGTTCTATCGCATGGCTTAGCCTCGCAGAAATGCGGGGCTTTTTTATTCGTCTAAGTGCGGGAAAAACCCGCGGACCATTACAGCCAGCCCCGTAATACCGTCGGGCGCATCGTCGTTTTTGTTTACGCCTTCTTTTTGGAATGACTGCAGGGCGCGTTTAAACTGTCCGTATTCGCCTTCGTCTGTCTCCAGGAAACGGAAACGGCGCAGCACGTAGTCGCTGCTCATTATAATTCGCGTTATTTTATTCTGGCGGTTATGTATGCCAATTATTGACGTATCTGTAACTAAATTGCGCAGCATTTTTATAAATATGCCCCCCATGCCGTTAGTTTCTACTCTAGTATAGCGAACTTTATATTTATTCAAAAGGCCCGCGAGCTGCGGCGTAGTTACGTCTGTGTTCGCCTTCGTGTACATTACGTCGGTTATGTAAATAAGATCGCCTACTATGTGCCCGAAAGGCGCACACAAATAGTCGCTGCCTTCGTCCGCTACGTCCACGTAAGCGACGCAGCCCTCCGAGTTTTTCAGTACGGCGTCTAAGTCTGTAAACGTTTTTAGATCCGTGAACAGTCGGCCTTTAATATCGACGGGCTGCTGCATATACTCTGCGTCCCAAATCTCTGCGCGCGTTTTGCCTTTTTTCTTCAAATACTCGGCCGTTGTCATTACGTTTTCACAGAAACTTTGCCCTTTGTCGTCCAGCGCTGGCACAATAATTTCGCGGTCGTAGTGTCCGCCCTCGCTGTTTTTGCCTATTACGTCGTCCCTGGTCCAGCGCGTGCCTATGTCGATTTCCGCGCAGCCGCTTTCTTTTCTACTGTCGTGCGTCGCTTCTTTCCAGCTGTGCGTTTTTTCTCTTATTGTTTCGCTCATAGCGTCCTCCATGTTTCTAAAAAGGTCGTCCGTTATGGCCACTTTTGTAGCTCCGAATCCAATAATTGTACCGCCAACGCCTTGGCCGAAATAGCCCACGTTTTTAGATTTGTTCGTGTTCCATCCGTTTACGCCTGCGCGGTCGTCGGACAGTCGCACGTCCTCAAACACGGCGGCGAACTTTTCGCTTTTTACCACTTCGCGCGCGTCGTAACTTAGCTTTTCAGCTAGTCGGGCCGTACATGTGTTACGCATTACGCTGTCCTCTGGAAAACGTCCTAGGATCCACGCGCAAAATAATGTCGTTATGTAGCTTTTGCCCGCACGCGGCGGCAACGATACGGCAAGCGTTAATATTTTGCCGTCTGCTATGTCCTGGAACGCCAGCGCTATGTCTTTGAGAAATGGACGGCGTTTAAAAAAGCCGTAGTCATAGTAATAGCAAAAGGCTACAAAATTACTCTTTGCAGCCTGCCTTAATACTTCTTTAAGCTCGTCGCTTTCGTGCATTACAGCTTTTCAATTAGCTTGTTTACTTGATCCTGCGTAAGTGCTGCGCCTGGCGTTATGGCTTGGCCCTTCGTAGTTAGATCTGTTTTCGTTGGCGCATTATAGCTTAGCATTTTATTAATGCTTTCAATCGCTGCAATTTTGTTGTACAGCTTAATTTTAACATAGTCGACTCGTTTAGTGCCACCGTTTGCCAGGTCCTTTGTTTCTGTCTTTGTGTCTATTGACTCGATCGCTGCTTTTTGGTCGTCTGTTAAAGCTTCAAAAGCTTCTAATTCTATCCAGCTATTATGCAGCTGCGCTATGCTAGAAAATGCAATTTTTGAAAGTTCGTCCAAAATCTTAACAGCAGAAATGCCAGACAGTTTGGCAAGGTCCGCCTGTATGTGCTCAATATAGGCCTTTATGTTTGGCTTTTGCAGATTTGCATAGGCCACTTTAGTAGCAGAAATGTCTTTATAGCCTGCCGCGCGTGCCGCCCTGGTGCCGTTCCAGTCTTTTACATATTCATGGCAAAAAATACGCTGTTTTGGCGTTAAGTTTTTACCTGTTTCGCTGTCGTCTGTTATCATTTTTTATGCAAAATTTGATTAATTCTTAACTGTGGATCATTCCAGCGCTTTTGTCTTTGTGCGCAGCTCTGGCAGTCGGGCCCCACAATAAGCGCCGCTATCTTTTTGAGCCTTAAAACTGAAAGCGCGCGCTCTACGTCGTCGCCGAAACCTTCGCTTTTACGTGCCATGCTGCAGCCCGTTAGGTGAAAAAATAGCCTCGTCCGGGTGCTTTTCAGTTTCTAGCTTTGCGCAAAGGTCCGCAAGTGCGTTAACAGCCGTTTCGTATAGCGGCGAATCAATGGCCTGCGGGTCCGTTTCGTGCGTTAACAGTATATATGCAGCCGTTACCATATCAGTGTAAAAACAAAGTAGCACAGGCCAAAAAACGCAACGCGTAAAACTGAAACCGTCTGCAGGTTATGATCTATTTCGCCGTCCTGGCGTAAAACTTTAACGCTTGGGTTATGCAGCCATTTGCGAAAACCAATACGCGGACCAACCGCAAAAACGCAGAGGGCCTTATCAATTACAAAAATGCAATACATTAACACGACCAGCAAAAGCCCCGCCGTGGTTAAAAAGAAAGTTTTTATTTTGCTGTCCTGTTTCATCCTTTGAAAAGTTTACCCACAAACGCAAAAAAGCGCTGCAGTTTTGTTTTTGGTTTATCCGTTTTTGCGTCGTAGCCGCTATCGACAAGCTGCAAAATTCTGCTGCCTAAAGGCAACCTTGCCACCTCCCTGCGGAAATGTCTGTTTCTCTGTAGTTCTGCTGCTACAGCCCTGCCTATTCGCTCGTAGCGTATATCGTACAGGCTTTTATTACTGCGTTCCATGAAGCAAATATACAACTTAATATGAAAATCCAATACAGAATCCATTTTTATACACCATTTCGGCACAAAATCAAATCATAAACAAGGCTTTTTTTCTTGTTTATTTCATAAAACCGCACTGCGACTGACTTACAGCCCATTTTTTGCCAAATTATAAACAAAACAAACAAGTTTTTCCCACTAATACCCTAGAATCCGCGTAGTGTATATTTGTAGTTCTGTATTTCCCTATGCTATTTCTATATAGTGTTTTATATATATTATTGTTTATATTGTTTATACAGCACTACAGCCCTTTACTGCTGCGGCTTTTCAGCATAAACAACCTTTGTTTATTCTTGTTTATAAAACGCCAATTCTTGTTTATATTTAACATATTTTAACAAATGGCCTATACCGTTAATTTTCGTACAAATAAACAGAAACATGTTAATATCTTAACATTTTTGAAATTTACTATTTCCATTCAAAAGTTTTACAGTATATTTGCTTCAAGAAATCAGTAAAAAAGTAGATCAGTTAACACGTAAAACAGTAAAAAACGCATTTAAAACCTCAAAACTATGTTAAGAATATCCAAAACAGTAACGCCAAACGACCCCGCAACCGCGGCACCTTGGCACAATTACAGCGACGAAGAAAGGGCGGCTTTTTTTACCAATTTCAACAAAGCCCTGGCGGACCAATTCCGCCGCGTATTAATTAACAGCCCGCGCCAGGCGGCTCCAATCAGTAATCAATTAAACAGTAAATAAATGAAAATTATGAACATTTCATGCAGTATTAACGTATGCGACCCAGTACAGCTGCAGGCATACATTGACTTTATGCACGCACTAGGCGGACAAAGCGTAACAGCTACAGAGACGCCAGCAGAAAAGCCTAAAGCGTTAAAAGTAGAAAAGGCCAAAGCACAGAAAGCCGAAATCATAGAAAACCAGGAAGCAGTTGAAAAGTCGGAAACCATAGAGGCGCCAGCCGCACCTGTAGAAAAGGAAAAAACGACAATCAAGGGCCTAGACCTTGAACATTTGCGCGGACGCGTTGGCGGCTTTATTAAGACGCGCCCAGAAACACGCGAAGCAATTAAGGCCGCACTATCTACTTTCGGAGCCGCTAGCGTTTCAACTTTGGATCCTGCAGACTTCGACGCATTTAACAGCTTTTTAGATACGTTGTAAAATGGCGAAAAAAGAAACACCAATAGACCACAAGGACAGAGCGCACGCGCTGCTGTCCGCGTCTGGGTCCTCGCGTTGGCTGACGTGTACACCTTCGGCACAGCTCGAAAGCGTTTACCCTAATACGTCCAGCGTATTTGCTGACGAGGGCACAGCAGCGCACGAACTGGCGGAGCTTAAACTGCGCTATGCGTTCGAACAAGACGGCAACGAGCCAGCACTTGCTGCGAAAATTCGAGGCTTTAAGGCGCAAAGCCAGCACTTTAACGAAGAAATGGAAAGCTGTACAGATATGTACGTCGACTACATTAAAGAAGTGCACGCCGAAGCTGTGGAGCGCGACCGATTAGCCGAAGTGTTTACAGAGGTGCGCGTAGATCTTACTAAGTACGTACCGGAAGGTTTCGGCACAGTCGACAACGCCGTAATAGGGGGCAACGTTTTAGATATTATAGACCTTAAATACGGTAAAGGCGTTCGCGTTTCGGCGGTCGATAATTCGCAGTTGAAACTTTACGCACTTGGCGCCCTGGAGGCCTACAGTATTCTGTACGACATTGAAACGGTGCGACTGCATATACACCAGCCCCGCCTGGACGCTGTAAGCGTTTTCGAGTTAAGCGCTGCGGAGCTTGTAAGCTGGGGCCACGTTTACGTTATGCCGAAAGCTGCCGAAGCTATGGCAGGAAACGGCCCGCTAGTAACAGGCGCGCACTGTGGCTTTTGTAAGGCAAAGAACAAATGCGCTGCACTAGTTAAAGAAGCGCACGCAGTGGCAGCCTTGGACTTTGCAGACCCGCGCATATTAACAGACGCGCAAATATTAGAAGTGTACGGCATGGCGGACCGTTTAACGCGTTGGCTGTCTGGACTCGGCGACTATCTACTAAGCGAAGCGCTAGAGGGCAAAAGCTGGGACGGCTATAAACTAGTAGAGGGCCGCAGTAATAGAGTACTAACGGACAAAGCGGCGGCAAAAGCAAGGCTAGAGGCTACAGATCTGGACGCGTCGCAGTACATGAAGTCGGAGCTGCAAGGCATTACAGCACTTGAAAAGGTTTTAGGCAAGAAAGGATTTGAGGAAGTGCTAGGGCCTTTAGTAGATAAACCAGCAGGCAAGCCGACGCTAGTAAGTGCAGACGACAAGAGGCCCGCGTTTGACCCCGTAGCGAACGCCGCAAATGATTTTAATTAAAATATTTTTGAATAAATAGCGAATAATTCAAAAATAGTAGTATCTTCGCTAAAGTTAAATAAGTATAAACAGTTAAACAGTTAATTATGGCTAAAGTAGTAACAGGCAAAGCACGTTTAAGCTATTGCAACATTTTCGAAGCTAGAGCTTCACAAGAAGGCGGCGACGCAAAATACAGTGTTTCTGTATTGATCCCAAAAAGCGACACTGCGACAATCGCAGCAATCAACAAAGCCGTGCAGGCAACTATTGACGAAGGCAAGGCTTCGAAGTTCGGCGGCAAAATTGCAGGGCTTAAAATGCCACTGCGCGACGGGGACACAGAAAAGGACGACGAAGCGTATGCGGGGCACATGTTCTTTAACGCGTCAAGTAAACAAAAACCCGTAATTGTCGACATTAACGGCAACTTAATTCTAGACAGTCGCGAAGTTTACAGCGGATGCTTTGGACGTGTAAGTGTAAATTTCTTCGCTTACAACTCGAACGGGTCCAAAGGCATAGCTGCAGGACTAAACGCTGTACAGAAAACAGCGGACGGCGAAAGCTTAGGCGGAGGCTATACAGAAAACGAAGCGGCAAGCGACTTCGGACTGGCAAGCGACGACATGCTTTAAGAATTAAGCAAACACCAAAGCGGCGGACTTTTAAACGGGTCCGCCTTTTTGGGCTGTAAACTTTAAACAATTTGAAAGCATGGACGTAATAGCAGTAATTACAGTAACAAGCCCAGACGGCACAACTCTACACGAAAGTAAGCAACGATACATTAATATAGAAAAGACAGCAGAGGAAAACAAAATGCTGCGAGCTATTCAGAAAACAAAAAAGGACCTGGAAAAAGCGCATAAATTAGACACAGATACGCCAGAGGGAAAATTAAGCGTTGTTTTTGAAACTGTAGAAAGCGAAATAGTTTTATATCCGACTAAAATACACCAAACAGAAAAGCGTCAAATTTTGGCAAGAATCGGAAAACTGCCAATTGACGACCTCCGAACTATCGACTTAATATACTGCTAAATTATGCCAATTAATAAAACACAATTGCGCAGACTTAGCGCGATAGTCCGTATTTTGCGAGACTATAAAAACCAGTATGTAAGTAACGAAAGGCTGCACTATAAAGTTTGCGCCTCTGTTGACGCGAACGTATGTAAATCCACAATAGAAAAAGATTTGCAGCACTTGCGAAACGAGTACGACCTGGACGAGTACGTAGAGACTAAAAAGGGACTGAACGGCGGCCACAAAATGCACACAGACGTTTGTTTTATCGAATTATTGCGCATTCATTTAAACCTTATAGAATGACATTACACGTAGACATAGAAACGTTCAGCTCTGTAGATATTAAAAGCGCGGGCGCGTATAAGTACGCCGCGTCTGCAGACTTCGAAATATTAATAGTAGCTTTTGCAGCGGATAAAAAGCCAGTGGAGTGCTACGACTGGGACAAATTGCCGCAGCGTTTCTTTGACATGCTTTTAGATCCGTCAGTCGTTAAGATAGCACACAATGCAGCCTTTGAGCGTATATGTTTTGCGAGAATGGACTACGACGTGCCCGCAGAGCAGTGGCGCTGTAGTGCTATAAAAGCGGCATACTGTGGCCTGCCTATGAGTTTGGGCGAAGTTACAAAAGCCCTGGACTTAGGCGCAAAAGGTAAACTTTCCACGGGGTCCGCGCTTATTCGCTATTTTTGCATGCCAGTAAAGCCGACAAAAACCAACGGAGGCCGCACGCGAAACACTGCACAGAACAGCCCCGAAAAGTGGGCGGATTTTGTGCAGTACTGTAAAAACGACGTAGAGGCGGAGCGCGAAATAGTTAAACGCCTGGCGCCGTTTAAAATGCCAGCGTCAGAGTGGGCGGCCTATGTATTGGACCAGCAAATAAACGACCGCGGCGTATTAATCGACGAAAAGCTAGCACGTAAAGCAATAGAGGCCGACGGCGCAAATATGGAGGCATTGAAAAACCGCCTCAAACAGTTAACGAAATTAGACAACCCAAACAGCCCCGCGCAGCTTTTAAAATGGCTTCAAGAACAAACAGGCAAAGAAATCAATTCACTAGCCAAAGAGTCTATAGAGGGCCTAATAAACGAGACTAGCGCGGGCGTTGTTCGGGAGGTGCTGCAATTAAGACAAGCCACCAGCAAAACGTCCGTTAAAAAGTACGCGGCTATGGAGTCCTGCGTAGGCTCCGACGGTAGAGCGCGCGGCGTTTTCCAATTTTACGGAGCTGGCAGGACGGGGCGCTGGTCGGGCCGTTTAATACAGTTGCAAAATTTGCCTAGAAATTACATTTTAGATCTGGCAGACGCGCGCGACTTACTGCGCAACTATTCGGCCGACTATTTCGGGCTTTGTTATGACATTTCAAACACACTTTCGCAGCTTATACGAACGGCCTTAATACCTAGCAAGGGCAAACTGTTTGCCGTGGCCGACTTTTCAGCAATCGAGGCGCGCGTTTTGGCGTGGCTTGCTGGCGAACAGTGGCGGCTAGACGTTTTCGCAACGCATGGCAAAATTTACGAAGCGTCGGCCTCTAAAATGTTTAACGTGCCGCTGGACGAAATAGGCAAAGGATCCGACTTACGCCAAAAGGGCAAAGTCGCGGAGCTTGCGCTAGGTTACCAGGGCGGGGCTTCGGCACTTGAAACAATGGGCGGGGCAAAAATGGGCCTTTCCATGCAGGACATGGAGCAAATTGTCGAACGCTGGCGCAAGGCAAACTTTAAAATAACACAGTTTTGGGCGGACCTCGGCAAAGCGGCGATTAACTGCGTAAAATTCAGAAAGGAAATAAAACTATCCTGCGGCGTTACGTTTCGAATGATCGCAGGCAGTTTATGCGTAGAGTTACCCAGCGGCCGCAGCTTAACTTATTGGAGCGCGCAAATAGCAGCCAATAGATTTGGACGTGAAACGGTGCGTTACATGGGCGTTAACACCTTGACAAAACAATGGGGCTGGCAGGACACATACGGCGGCAAATTGACTGAAAACATAGTGCAGGCCGTTTCCAGGGACTTACTACTGCACAGCATGCACGCACTAGACACGGACTACGAAATAGTTATGCACGTACATGATGAGGTCGTCTGCGAAGTTGACGCGGACGCGGCGGAGCTTCGCCTTGATATACTGTGCGACGCTATGGGCCACACCCCAGACTGGGCGCAAGGCTTGCCGCTTAATGCAGACGGCTACCTCTGCGACTTTTACAAGAAAGATTAAAAACTTTTGAACAAATACGCATTAATTCAAAAATAGCGTTATATTTGACGAACCAACACAGAAAAACATGAAAATTTTAAACAGATTCAGCGGCGAAACTATCTTTGAAGATAACGCCGAAACGATGCGCGAAACGGTTTTAAACGCTTTGAAATCGGATGCCAACTTATACGGTGCCAACTTATACGGTGCCAACTTATCGCGTGCCAACTTATACGGTGCCAACTTATCGCGTGCCAACTTATCGGATGCCAACTTATACGGTGCCAACTTATACGGTGCCAACTTATCGCGTGCCAACTTATCGGATGCCAACTTATCGCGTGCCAACTTATCGGATGCCAACTTATACGGTGCCAACTTATCGGATGCCAACTTATCGCGTGCCAACTTATCGCGTGCTCAAAAAGTACCAATGCACTGCAGATGGACGCACGGCATAACTGGCGGCAATCTTGTGCACATAGGCTGTGAAAAGCGAACAGTTAAGGGGTGGGACGCCTTTTTTAAGTCGGACGAAGTGATAAGCACGGAGCGAAACACGCCAGAGTTTAAACAGATTCGAGCAGTTTACGAGGCTTACAAAGCATATTTAAAATATAAAAAATAATGGGCGGAAAAGGTAGCGGCGGCGCACGCAAAAACACAGGACCGAAAGGCGTGCCGTACGTGGTACGATCTTACAGAGTGCCAAAAGAGCATTTAAAAGCATGCACAGCAGCAATACAAAAAACGTTGAAAAAATACCGCGAAAAATGCACGACATCAAATTAGCCATAGCAACGGGCAAAAGCGCAAACTCGAAAGTTTGGAAAAACTCGAATATGCTTTGGTCGGAGTTTTGCGATAGGCTGCGAGAAAGCGTGCAAACCCGCGAAACGTTAAAGGAATTTATACAGGCCACAAAAGACGACCAAAAAAACATTAAGGACGTTGGCGGCTACGTGGGCGGCTATTTGCGTAACGGCAAGCGCAGCCCCTCCAGCGTTGTGGAGCGTTCCGTTTTAACGCTTGACGTAGACTTCGCAAATACCGATTTTTTCGAGGACTTCAAAATGCTATACAGCTGCGCGGCGTTTATCCATGCCACGCATAAGCACAGCGCAACGGATCCACGCTACAGGCTTTTAATTCCAATTGACCGCGGAGCCTCTGCAGACGAATATAGCGCTGTAGCTCGACGCATAGCGGGCGAAATAGGAATAGAAATGTTTGACAATACTACGTTTGAAGTTAACCGCCTTATGTTTTGGCCTTCGCACCCTAAAGACGTAGAGTACTATTGCGACGAGCAGAAAGGCCCTATTTTGTCAGTCGACGAAACGCTGGCGACTTATAAGGACTGGAAAGATACGAGCCTTTGGCCTACAGCGGACAGAAAGCTGCGCGAAATTGGCGAAGCTGCAAAGAAACAAGAAGATCCTTATTTAAAAAAAGGAATAGTCGGCGCGTTTTGCCGCACCTATTCACTAACGGAGGCCATAGCGGCATACTTGCCAGAAATCTATATCGAGGGCACAGACGGGCGTTACACTTATACGCAGGGGTCGACTTCTAGCGGCTTAGTCGTTTACGACGACATGTACGGCTATTCGCACCACGGTACGGACCCCGCAGGCGGCAAACTATGTAGTGCTTTCGACCTTGTGCGCCTTCATAAGTTCGGGCACCTGGACCAAAACGAAAGCAGCAAAAAGTCGTTTTCTTTAATGGAGGATCTAGCAAAAGAGGACATCGAAGTGCGTAAAACTTTGGCGCACGAAAATTTTGCAGAGGCAAAGGCGGCGTTTTCTGACGATATCGAGCTACTGGACGAAAATATAGACTGGATGGCTGCACTGGAAATAAACAGCCGCGGCGAATATCTAAGCACGGCGGGAAATATTAACGCCATTTTTCAAAACGATACGCTGCTAAAAAGCACTTTTCGAAATAACGAATTTGACGGAAAACGCTACGTTGCGCGGTCCCTACCTTGGCGAAAAATTGCAAAGCCAGAGCCGCTTAAAAATGTAGATTATTCGGGAATTAGAAACTATATCGAATGTATGTACGGCATAAGCTCGCAGCCGAAAATTGAAGATAGTTTAACACTTGAAACAGAGCGTAACACCTGGCACCCAATAAGAGACTATTTGAACGGGCTACACTGGGACGGCGTGCCACGAATTGAAACTTTGCTAGTAGATTATTTCGGCGCACCGGATAACGCGTACACCCGCCACGCTATGCGCAAAACTTTAGCGGGCGCAGTTAATCGTATTTTTCGCCCTGGCTGTAAATTTGATTACGTTTTGGTCCTTGTGGATCCAGGACAGGGCAGCAGCAAATCGACGTTTTTTAACATACTTGGCCGCGACTGGTTTTCCGATACGTTTATGAGCGTGCAGGGAAAGGACGCGCTGGAGCAAATACAGGGCGCGTGGATCATTGAAATTGCAGAGCTGGCAGGGCTTAGAAAGGCCGAAGTCGAAGCCGTGAAACACTTTATAACAAAGCAGCAGGACCAATTTAGACCGGCATACGCCCGCACGTCGGAAACGTACCCGCGCCAGTGTATATTTGTCGGCACGACCAACAATAAAGACTTTTTGCGCGATCCTACAGGAAACCGTCGATTTTTACCCGTGGACGTTAACCGCGACATGGTTACAAAGTCAGTTTTTGAGGACCTAGAGGACGAAGTAAACCAAATCTGGGCGGAGGCTGTACAACTTTACAGAAATGGCGAAACGCTTTACTTGTCTAACGAAGTCGAAGAAATGGCACGAACAGAGCAAAGCCTGCACAGTGAAACAGACGAGCGCACGGGCTTAGTAACGCGCTACCTTGACACGTTGCTGCCCGAAAACTGGGACAAATTGGACCAATACGACCGCCGCACGTTTATAGATAACGGAGGCACGGGCACAAACGAACGTAAATACGTCTGTATAGCCGAGTTATGGTGCGAATGTTTAGGCAAGGCAAAAGAAGAAATGAGCCGCTACAATACAAAGGACCTTAACGATATAATGAAGGCTTTGCCAAATTGGAAAGCGCACCTTTCAACAAAGAATTTTAAAATGTACGGCACGCAGCGCTATTTTGAGCGCATTGATTAACAAGTAAAACAGTAAACAGATGAAACCAGAGAAAGCAATAGAAGATTATCTAAAAAAGCGCGTGCGTGAAATAGGCGGCAAATGCATTAAAATGCTGCCTACATTCGAAAGCGGCATACCAGACAGGCAAATTTTGTACAAGGGCCGCGTTGTTTTTGTCGAATTAAAAAAAGAAGGCAAAGAAGCGCGGCCGCTGCAGGTCGTTTACATGCAGGAACTAAATAAACAAGGCTTCGAAACGCGCGTAATTGACACAAAAGAGCAAATAGATCAACTTATAAAGGCGCTTCAAAATGCGTAGTTTCGAAGATCTGTACGAGCATCAAAAGGCAGGCATCGACTTGCTGCTCGAAAATTCGCATTTTGGTTTATTTCTTGACATGGGCCTAGGTAAAACCGCCACGACGTTAACGGCTGTAAATACGCTAATTTACGAGGACTTAGCAGTGCAAAAAGTGCTAATTGTAGCACCCAAACGCGTAATAGAAAGCGTCTGGCGGCAGGAAGCGCAGGAGTGGGCGCACTTAAAGCACTTACGTTTTTCACTAATCGCAGGAAATGCAAAGCAACGGGCCGAAGCTCTGAAAGTAGAGGCGGACGTTTACCTAGTTTCACGCGACAATATAAGCTGGCTTTGTGGCCTTTTCGGCGGCTCTAGTTTACCTTTTGACATGCTAGTAATTGACGAAAGCAGCAGCTTTAAAAATCACGCCAGCGGACGCTTTAAGGCTTTGCGATTAGTGCAGCCGTCCTTTAGTCGCGTTGTGATCTTAACGGGCACGCCCTCGCCTAACGGCATGATTGATCTTTGGCCGCAAATCTATCTATTGGACAGAGGCGCACGACTTGGCAAAACGATAACGGCATACAGGGAGGCGTTTTTTTATGCCGCAGCGCAAAACGGTGCGATTGTGTATAAATACGGCTGCAGCGAGCCGCAACGCGAGCGAATAACGGACTTAATTTCGGACGTAGTTATAAGCATGAAGCAGGAGGACTATATAAACCTGCCCGAATTTATCGAGAATATAGTAAAAATCGAAATGCCGCCAGACGTTGCGCGCGACTATAAAGCCTTTGAACGTGAAAAGGTCCTGGAGCTATTCGCGGAGGACGGCACGCAAGTAACGGCGGCAAACGCTGCGGCGCTAAATTCTAAGCTCCTGCAGTATGCAAACGGCGCAGTTTACGACGTAGACAAGAATTTCCACGAGGTCCACGACTTAAAGCTGGACGCTTTGGCGGACATTATGGAGGCCGCGCAGGGAAAGCCTGTACTTGTCGCCTATACTTTCAAGTCGGACCTTGCACGGATCCAGCAGGCGTTTAAAAAATACAGCCCGCGACAATTGAAAACAGACGGCGACATAATCGACTGGAATAACGGCAAAATTGAAATGCTACTTTTGCACCCAGCAAGCGGCGGCCACGGGCTTAACTTACAGGCGGGCGGCCATATAATTGTCTGGTACGGCAATACGTGGGACTTAGAGCTAGAGCAGCAGCTAAACAGACGCCTAAAGCGACCAGGCCAAAAAAATAACGTAATCATCAATAAGTTAGTAGTCGCTGGCACTATGGACGAGGACGTAATCGCAGCACAGAAACGCAAGGACGCGCTGCAGTCCAGCCTAATGGAGGCCGTAAAATATCGAATACAGCAGTACGTTAAGAATTTTTAAGTATATTTGCGTAGATATTCTTTCAATGTTGGTTAGGTTTTACAAGTAGAAAAGCGGCTTTTAGGAGTCGCTTTTTTAGTGTTTAGTTTTTAACGCCGTTTAGCTACTTTGTGAAATTCTTAACGCTTTTGAAATATCTATTGTTTATTCAAAAAAAACCGTTGTATATTTGTCGGAGTTAATCAGTAAAACAGAAACATGGAAAACACAGCACAGCAAACAGGGCTTTTTTGGTTTAAAAAACTAAGCCAGCCAGAGCACGAGTCTTTTATACAAAATTTTATCGACTACGGCAAAAGAATAGAAAGCGCGCAACCGATTAACGCTTTCAGTAAATACTTAAACGAGCCGTGCGATTCTATGGCGGACTTTTTTAGCGGCGCATTTCCACTAGGGCAAAGTCCAGAAGGCCGCGAATTTTGGGACAGTTTAACACAAAAATATTCATAAGTTATGAGCAAAGCAGAAAACACTTACAACCCGTACCGCGAAGGCGCAGACGTTTGGGACGTAGAACTAGGGCACGGCACCGTAGGCGGGACCACTGTAAAAGGACTCGTGCACGTCTATTTTAAAAGCCACGGGACGAAACACTATACGACCGAAGGGCGCAGAATAGCAGGCGGCGCAAAAATGCTGTACACGAAGCCCGTTAAAGTTATCGAAATAACAGAATAGCCATGAAAATATTAATAGCTTGCGAAGAAAGCCAAGCCACGACAAAAGCGTTTAGAGCTGCAGGCTTTGAAGCATACAGCTGCGACCTTTTGCCGTGTAGCGGCGGCCGCCCCGAATGGCATATACAAGGCGACGCTTTAAAAGAAGCCTACAGCGGAAAATACGGCGCCATGATAGCGCACCCGCCCTGTACTTTTCTGTCTGTTGCTGGCGCGTGGGCTATGTATAACAAAGACGGCACTGTAAACGAAAATAGGGCGAAAAACCAAAACGGCGCGCTAGATTTTGTCAAAGCTTTGTTGTCGGCGCCCATTGAATTTATAGCTATCGAAAACCCTGTGGGGGTGATAAGTAGCCAAATAAGAAAACCCGATCAAATAATACAGCCGTGGCACTTTGGCGACATTGCGAGCAAAAGCACATGTTTATGGCTCAAAGGTCTGCCCCTGCTAGTGCCTTGCTGCACAGTTAAACCCGAAATGCAATATCACACATGGGTCGATAAAAGAACGGGAAAACAGAAACGCATGGAAAAATGGATGTACGAAATAAGAACAAAACCGCCCAAGGAAAGAAGCGGGCTAGCGTCTAAAACTTTTAAAGGGACCGCGGAGGCTTTCGCCGCGCAGTGGGGTGCTTTTTTAGAATTAATGTAAAACGACAAAACGAAAACAAAATGCCAAAATTTAGCAAAGAAATAAAAATAGATCCTATCGACTTCGTGGACGCGTGCGACGCGCAGGACATGCGCGAATTAAAGGCTTACTTAGCAGAGCTCGAGCCGAAACTATCGGACAAAGACGAAGCGCTTTACATAGCACTCCACAAAATAGGCGAAGCTCGCGGACGTTTGACGCTTTCACAGCAGCATTTTATCCAAAGTTTAGCTGCAGGACTGTGAATAATAGACGAAGCCTGCACGATATAACGATAGGCGAAGCTCGGGAAATTCGCGCCATGTGGAAAACGGCGACCGTTTCAGAAATAGCTTTTAAATTTAATCTGTGGCCGTCTCGTGTCTGCGAGTTTATCGACGAAATAATAGAACACGAAAAGCACCGCCAGAGGCAGCTAAAAAGGGCACAGGCGAACGTAAAAGCGCGCGAAGTGTCAAACCTTACGGGCTACTTCGAAAACGACTACAGCGCCGAAACACTTACAGGCGAAGAAAGATACATTTTAAAGAAAGGACCAAAATATAAATTATAGTAAAATCAAAAAGGGCCGCTAAGCCCTTTTTTTTCTGCCTGTGAATTTAACGCAGTCAAGTGTCAAATTGTACGGGCTTATTTTATTGTGCGATCTCAAAGTGCATCCAGTCGTAGTTCTTTTCGCGGCCCAAAGATAAAAAGCCGTGTTTGTAGAAAATATCAATCATAGGCTTATATTCGGGTCTTGCAAAGCGCGCCGTTTTAGACGTTTCTTTTAATAGGTTGCGCTGTGGATCTAAGTCTATAGCAACGCCCCAAGAATGACGGCTTAACTGCGTGCCGCCTCGCATTAATCTATAGTTAAAGCAACCGCCGTATTTATTAATGCCTAAACGGTTTATTTCTTCTAAGCCGTAGTGCGCTAAAATATCCGTAAAAACTGCCAGGAATTTATCCGCCACAAGTTTATGGCAGCGCATTTTTGTAACGGGCTTGCCGTCGTATAGGAAAGCATAAGGCAGCACGATCGTTTTTAAATAGGTCCCTGCTTCGTTTGGCGCTCCGTATTTTGCAATTAATTCGTTGGTAGAAAGCATTTTTTAATGTATTTTATAATTAGGAATAACACTAAAATAGCGATAAAAAAGAACATAAAAGCAAAGCCCGCACGGATCCATTTGTTAGCGGCTATTTTTACGCCTTTGTTTTCCAGCTTTTTTGCGCTGTCGTCGGCTTTGCTTTGCGCTTTAAGTTGTTTTATTTCTTTGTCTTTAAGCTTCAAAGCGAAGTTGTTTTCTTCTTTGAGCTTTCGAAGGGCAAACGCTGCAGAGTCGCGCAAGTGTTTGCGCTCCTGGCGCGACATATATTTGTAAACTTCGCGCTCCGTGTAAACCGTGTCTGTAATTACGCTGTATTTTATAAACGTCTGCGTGCAATCATTCCAGACGCTATCTATTTTCGTAATGTAAGTCGTATCTATTTCGCGCGTAGGTTTAAAGCCTTTTGCCTTTGCCTTGTTAATATGCTTTTCGCTTTGCTGCAAATGGTGCTCCACGGAGCACGAAGCAAGCGCAACGCCTGCCAAAAGTACCGCTGTGAAGATCTGTCTTTTCATCTTATTTCGTCCCGTTTCTTTTTAATCTTCAAAGCGAATTTGTAAACGTCCTCGGCTTGCGTAATTATTCCTTTTTTGCCTAGTGCCTTCTGGTTTTCGTCTATGCTAGTTATTTCTGTGTAGATAGGAACTACAGCGCAAAGCCAAACGCCGTAAGCCCAGCCCGTTATAACATTAATTAAAAGCCCAACCGTTAAAAATACAGCGTAGCCTATTATCTTTGCGAATATATCTGAAAATCTATTAGACGTTAATTCTATGCCTTTGCGCTTTGCAGCTTTGCGGCCCAAATAAGTGTCGACAATAACAAAAATAAACACAAGGGCCGCCACCCAAATAGCAGGCGCAAAGAAAGCTCCGACAATTGGCAAAGTATGAAACACTGAATTTGTTAATTGATCTTTAAAAGTCATTACATATCAATTACAACTGTGTATCCTAATTGCTCAAATGCTTTTTTACCGTATTCGTGCGCGGTATCAATGCTTTGTAATTCTGTAGGCAGAATTTCTGCATTAAACGTTCCCTGCTGCACATCTGTAGAAAGTATAGAAGCCCCACTTTCAAAAGCGGCTTTACTTGCATACGTAGCTACTGCGACCTCTAGCGTTTTACCGTCTGCACGTCCTGCAAACTCTATTCTGCCGTAAACGCTTTCTAGTGTTATTTCAGTGCCTACAATTTTAATTTTACCTTCGATAATTAAGCCCATGATTTTTATTTGTAAAGTTAAAAAATTATTGTTATAATAAATCTGTATTTTCTTTAGGTACAAAAATAATCATTTCCAAATCTAGCAGCCATTCAAAAGCTGGGTTTTCATTGTTTTCTATTTCTTCAATTGAAATTATCCAGTTATCGTTTGCGTCTTGGATAGGATTGAAATAACTATCTGGCGCGTATAGTTGCCCTACTAAACTGTCCTTTTGTTCTATTGTTAAAAGGCCCACGTAAATAGTTTTTTCTTCAAGTGTTAATTGTACTAGTTTCATACGTTACGGCCTAAAGTTGTTTGAAATGTTTGTACAGCGTTTCGTAGACTTAACCCCTCTGCACTCGATAGGCCTTCGCCTATACTGTGAAATGCTATTTGCATTATGGCATATCTTCCTGGAGCCGAAACGTTTGACTCTGCCCCTAAATAACAAGGTAAAACAGGAAGTAAAGCTGTCGGCACAGCTGTTGTGGGTGTTGTTGACGTACCGTCTTGTTTAATTTGGAATTGATTATCATTTGCAATTCTAGACGAAGCCCTAAAACCTTTTAAAGTAGAAGCTGTGTATCCAGAATCTGTATTAACAATTCCCAAATCTCGGAATGTTATTTGAGTCGCAGAGCTTTCTAGTGTTGTCCTGAAATTTGATGAACCAGACGCTTGAGCTCCTCCAAAACTCCTTGATGCCGTACCAACGTTATCTGTATTATGGTAAAATGAATGATGATGATTAAACTGAAGTAAATCAATAAAAGCGTTTAAATATGTATTTGCGTAACCATTTGTCCCGTTTGGCAAAGCTCCGTTTGCTGAATGGGTCCAGCCTCCGTTGAAAACTAACCTAAACGCTGCGTCTGTATCTAGTGGGTTTTTTAAATTCCATTTATGCGTTGACGCTGTGCCGCCAACGAAAGGATAAACCGCTTTCATTTTGGACCAAATACTAGCCGCTTTCAAGTCGACTACAAGCGTATTAATCGCGCTGCTTATTGTGGGGTCCGTTATGCCTGCAGCACTTAAAAAGGCGGCCGCGTCTGGGTCAATAGAAGCAAACTGCCAGACAAGTGTAGCACCTATTCTTATTTCGTTCACTTGAACGCCGCCTATTTTGCAGTTATTTACGTCTAAAGTTCCGATTTTCATTACACTATAAAATATAAAGTACTTGCGTTTGGCGTTCCTATTGCTGCGTATTCTGCAGCCGTTAACGTCTGTATTGCGTTTGTGTCATAGGTCGGCCCGTCGTGCGTTGGAATAGAAGCCGCTATAGTCGACGAAGCCAGTACGCCTAAATTAGTAAGTGCGTCCGCTATTCCTTGCGCGCTTGTTACCGCTGCATTTTGGTATAGCTTTACAATTGTGCCGTTTTCAGTTCTGAAATGTGGTGCTGCGTTTCCTGCTGCAATATCTGCAGAATATAATTTAAAGCTATCGGCATAGTTTCCGCTTGGAGGCGTTCCGGTAGTAATCGAAAACACATTAGTACCGTCTGCGGCGTTTAATCCATTTGCTAATTGAACAGAGCCACCGTAAACCTGCAAAGCTGTAGCAGCTGTTCTTAATTCTATTACTTTAGTTGCCGAAGTCGTAGAAATTTCCCACCCATGAGCGCCCCCGTAAATTCGGTTATTCGTAGTACTTGGGTTTAATTCTATAAAATTCCCCCCAGATTCAGCCATAAAAAGCCTTCCGTCCGCTAAATACGAAAAAGATTTATCCAAAGCGCCACCATTTGCGGAAAGGAAAAAAGTTCCGTTGCCGTTTACTTCTAAAAAATTTGTAGTATTCGCACTATTTCTTATCCTAAACGCTACATCTGTAGAAAGTGCGCCTTGTGCCCTTACGTCTAGTCTTACAGTACTTGCTGGAGGCGCGCCGACTCCTAAACGTTTATTTGCGTCGTCCCAAAATAAAAGCGAACTCTGTTCGACTACGCCGCCCGCTTGAAACAATATGCGCCCATTTGTGCCGCTTGTTATCGGAGTCGTGCCTATCGTTATGCCTGTCGCTGGCGTAGTATTTTTCCATAAAGAAGTTGCACTTTCGTACGTCAGTGTTTGGCCGTTAGTAGGCGAAGCGATAGCCACATTGTGAAGCTCCTGCAGCTCAAAACCGTTTTGTACCCTTATAAAAATCTCGCCGTTGCTTATGTTTGCGCGCGTTACCACACCGATAAATACCAAATGCGCAGGCGCTGCAGGCTTATTTATTAGTCCGTAAATTAGATCGCCGTTTGTTCCTAACCAGACAGGGTCCCCTGCAGTTGCTGTCGACGTGTCCAAACCTGCTAAAAGCCCCTCTGTAATTACAAAACCTTGCCCGTTAGTAGCTAAAGTTTGGATAATTAGCCCCATTGTTTTGCTAGAAGTTGCCTCTGTAGCATTTGAAGCTTTAGAAACGATCATATTTGTACCGTCTGCGCTACTAACATAAACCGCCTGCCCTTTTGTCATAGCCTCGCCCGCTTTAACTTCGTGTTGAAGTGTCGAAGCGGTCGCTGCAATTACCCAGCTGCGGTCCGCGCTTAGGTCGTAAGTTACGCCGTTTATGGTAAGGTTTCGCGTATTGGGTACAAGTCCGCTAATCGCGTCAAAAACGGCGTTACTCGTTACTGGGTTTAAACTGCCGTCTGTAACAGCGTCCTCGATTGGTATATTTATATCTATTATTGCCATACTACGTTAAATGTTTGATCTGTTAAACTCGGTACTGTTATGCTCGTCGTAACGGCATTTACTATAAAATTGTAGGTTGTATCTGGAACGGTTAAAGTGCCGCCGCTTACTACAGTTTCCAAATATGTATCATCTGAATTTTTTACTGTAGCATCTGCGCAGGGCAACGTAGTAGTTACGACCGTCGGCAAAGATAAAATTAAATTGTCGCTGCCTTTAATATCGCCGTCGTATTTCGATTCGTGGGCCGCTACTTTGTCCAAAAACACTGCAGTAAGGCTCGCAAAAACGCCCTCGTTATATGAAAACGCGGGGCTTTCGTCCTGCGAAAGTATTACGGGAAAATCGTAAAAGTCCTGTCTGTGGTTTGTAGCGTTGTGATCCGTAACGTATATTTGATTTGCAGCTAGCAGCGTCTGCTCGTCAATTAAACGAGTCATGCAGTGCAAAAGCTGGTTTGTGTGCAGCTCGTAGCTTCGCAGCGCTTCAATGCGGACCTTTTGGCGCTGTCTGTCGCTGTATGTAATGTTTTCAGTGTCATAGTTAGGCTGCATAAAACCAAACATGCCTTTAAAGCGGACCGTTCCAGCGTAGCCAGAGTCTTTGTAATTTATACCGTGGCGGCGCACTACGTCGTTTAATACGACAAATAGGCGGACCGTGCCGCGCGCATTAAATGGCGAATAGTCTAAGTAGTTAAAACTGCCATAGTAAAAGCTGCCAGAGTTGCCGCCCAGTTCCCAGGTTATTTTTACCCTGTAACAGCCGTAAGCTTCTACTTGTCGCCAGTCGATAATAAAGCCCACAGCGTCCGACTGCCACGGAAAAGAAACCTCAACGCCTGGCGCTGCTACAGTCGTGCTGCCTTTCTCTAGCTCTACAGTCATGCTGTCAAACTTGTAAGCAATTGCTGTACGGTCGTTTTTCCAGTATGCCGCGTCTGTTTGGGACGCAAGTACTAACTGCGGCACCGCACAATTTCGCAGGCCTCTGTCCTCGCTTATTGCGTCAGAGGGGAGCCCTATTAACGAAACTTCTTGTTTATGTACTTCTCTAGCCATGCTGTAAATTTACTAAATTTTTGCGATTCTTTTAACGCCGTCCTCTCTGCACCACGCTTGCACGCCTTTCTGTATAAGCATATTTAAAATATTGTACCTTATAACTTCGTCGGTAGTTAAAGCTATAATTCTGTCCGAAAGTTTCTGCATGCCGTTACCACTAAAATAATTCGATTGAGTAGGTTTTGGCGCTTTTAGTGCCGTAATATCGCCCGTTAATTCATCAAAAAGCGCGTCTAGTATATCGTCAAACGTCGCCTCGCAAGCTCCTACAGTGTCGTACTCGTCGCGGCAGCAGTATTCTGTTACAAAACGGGTACCTAAAGACGCGACAAGCGCCGCAGAGCCGAAAGCCCATAGCTCATAGTCTAGGCCGTCTACTTCGCTAGTCATTACGCACGTAGGGCAGCACATGTTTGCGTGCGTTACGTCTAGGCCGTTATCTAAAAATTTCTCTAAAACACTAACGTATTCACTTTCGTAATTGGATCCAGCTATTACTGCGTCGAAAAGGTAGTCTATAGGCGAGGCACAGCTAGGGTAAACGGGCGACTCTATGCGCGAAACTGCAGTATAGTTGTTCACGTTTAAAAGCGTCGTGTCTATGGTGCACTCTACTACAGCAACCGCTGCAGAGGGAAAAGATAAAACGGCTTTTGTTTCGCCGCTTAATGGACGCAGCGGCAAGTTTTGACTGGTCCACGTCCAAACGGTCCCGATACGGCGCATTACTTCTGCCTCGAAAGGTCTAAAACCTATCCAGCCCCATACGTTACCCACGTCCCACGCTCCTGCGCTTAACGTGTGCGTCGCCTCTATTCGCATGATTTGCCCGCTAATAAGCGCCGCCTGCTCTACGTCGTCCGCGTCGTAGTACTTAATTACTGACGTTACAAGCTCGTCTGCGTCATAGTCTTGTAAATTAATACCAGAGCCCCAATAATAAGAAGTTCCTGCGCTATCCGTAAGCGTACAACGTACCTTTAAAGAGTAGCCCGCTTCGCGTAAGTACCGCATCCATTCTGCGTTAAGTCCGTTTTGAGGCAGCCCAGTGTCGAAGAAATCTAATAAAGCGTTATTTTGTGCGATCCAATAGCGCCAATTTGCCATTAAGGACCAAATGATTTGCACCTCGTAATCTGTAGCCGTATCTGTGCCCGTGTTTTTTACTTCTAGTTTATTTCGGTCGGTAGAGTCTAGGGCTTGCCCTATTGCCTCATTAAAGTTAATATGTATAACGCCGTCTAGGTCAGTAGTGTAAGGGCTGAAAGGTACGTTTCGGCTTAATAATTCGAAATATTGGCCGCTAGAGTCATTAACTACGCGGACAGATACCTCTAAATTAGTCCAGGCTTCGTTTTTAATAAGATTGAAACGCGAAACATACAAAAAATCGTCCTCTGTGCATCCGTTGTAAACTATTTCCGAAACGCCGTCTATTGGCTGCGAATGATTGAAAAAGCCATTAAACGAAACATTATCGTAAGGCCCGCCAATTACAGGAGCCGCCTCTAGTGTGCCCTGTGAAAGTGTAAGCGTTACGGCGTTGTTTTCGTTTGTTGTCCCGCCGGTGCTTTCTACAGTCGCCGCAAGTCTGTAAAGTCTAGCGTCTGCAGGCATAGCGTCTACGTAAGCGGTAAACTCTACGGACGGCACTAGATCAAACTCTAGCGTAATTTCTGACGTTCCGATAGTTACGCCTGCGTTGTCGATTAGCAGCTCTGCGCCGCTTTGTCCGAACGCCTGGCTTATAACCGTTGCGGGGCTTAATTCAACAAAACAGTTTGAAAGGCAAATAATATCTAGCTGTCGCGCTAATTGGTTTTTAACTGTACTTATTTCTGGTATTAAGTTAAATTGAAACTCTGCAAAGTCTGCAAAGTTTGCAGGACCCGAAACCGTAGCGACTACGTGCGTAGTTTGGTTATAATCGACGACTGTAAGCGGGTCGCCCGCCAAAGTTGTAAAAACTACGCTTTCGACTGTAAAATCGTTAGGCCCCTGGTTATAATTTTCGTTTAAATAGCCTATATTTCCGAGCGTATTAGCGTAATCTAATTGCAGGGCGCTGTTTGGATCATTCGCTACAGGAAAACATTGAATAGTATAAAACGGTTTTAAACTTTTTGAAGCTACAAAAGGCGCAGGCGTGCTAAAATCTGCCTCTAAAAATTGGTACGGGTTTGCGTAAACAAATGTAATACTGTATTTTTTAAGCCCTCCAGCGTCAGCTAGTCGCTCCAAAACGGCGCTAATATACGAGCCGCCCGATTTTTTGCCTATTTGTATGCCGTTTAGCGTATCTGTTACGATCATCGCGTTAACGCCCGTAAATTCAAAGCGGTTTACTTCGCCGTCAAACAGTGAAAAGGGCGTGCCGGCATTTGCGTTTTCTACTTGGTTATGATATATTTCTATAGATTCAGAGCTTGAAATAGATGACTCTAAAAGTAGTACAGTGTTCGCAGCTCCGCCGCCTGCAGTCATAGGCATGATCGCACCGACAACAAGCCCAGAGCTCGCAGGGTCTAAAGTAGTCGTAAACGTTACAGTGTCGCCGCTTATGCTGTCGATTATTTTAGCCATAGCGGTAAAAGATACGGAGCTAGTGCCCGTGTCAATTGTGCCCGTAAAATCTAAAGTACTGCCTACAGTCCAGCCGAACGTCGATAAGTCCGCGCCAATTATACGCAGCGAAAACTCGCTTAAAAACTGCGCTTGCATGGACGCTGTACTGGTGAAATCGTAGCCGACTGTAAACTCCAAAACGTCCGTAACTAGCTGCCCCACGTTTGCAAGTGGAAAAGCGTTACCCGCAGAGTGCCCCCGCGTGCTGTAGTTCTTACTTGTTATTTTTATAGCCATTTTCTCGCATTTGTTTTTTAGCGTCCTCTATACTTCGCAAAGCGTCGTCAAAGGCTTGCGCATTTTCGGGGCTTATTTTGTCCCTATTCTGCTGCATTTGTGAAAGCAAAGGCGCTATGCTTTGCTCTAGCGATCCAAAACTGCGCAGCGCCTCTGGTAGTTTATTCTGTAGTATATCCTGCAGTCCCTTAATATCCATTATTTACTACACTTATTTGTTCGTTAATTGCTTGTTTTCTGACGGTATAACTAATTTGTGCGATAGCTGTTTTTTCGCTCCAGCGTAGATCTGTTATTTTTGCCGTTTTACCGTTTTCCAAAATTACAAAATTATTCGCCAATAATGTAAAAATTTCTGGTTCCGTTGCCGCTAATTTCATAGGCGGAAAAACAGATTTTTGATTATTTGTTAAAAAGCGGCTGCTGTAGTAGTTATTTACGATTTTGTCGCAGCCTATTAAATTGTTTTGATTTGCATTTAATCGCGCGCCGTTTAATACTACGAGCTTTGTTTGGTTAAAGTATTGACTGGATAGCTGCATAACGTTTACACGCGAAGCAATAAGCCCCGAAAGGTTGCCGCCCGTGAAAGTGTCAATTGCTTCGGCCAAAAACTCTGCGGCTTTCTCTACAAAAGTTAACGATCCTTTGCGCGTACCGCGTGCAAAAGGTATGTTAATAGTCAAAATACCGCGTATTAATTCGTAATTCACGCCCGTAGAGGCGACAATTTCGGCGCTATTTTCGTACAGCGTGCCCTTTGCGTCGTCGAACGTGTTGACGTCGGAGCCGTCCACTTGGTACAGCGCTACTATTCTTTTATACTGCTCGTCTGAATTTATGCCGCTTTCTGTGTTTAGTTCCTGCTGCATATTAAAGGCCTCCAATACTGACGCGCTGGCGTTTTGTTCAAAATACAGCTCGTTTTCTAGTACTACAGTCGTGCCGACTATTCGCGTTTCTGCATTTCCTAACGTTTCCACTGCCTGCAGAGCGCGGCCCAACGTTGGCACGCTGTCGCGCACGCTTGGATAACCATTCGTATAAGCCAAAGACATAGGCGCGAAAAGCTCCAAAAACAAAGACGGATCTTTAGCGCGCAAAGGAACGGGCACCACTGCCACGTTTGCGAGCTCGTCCAAAAGCGTAGACTGTAACGTATAGCCTAAATGCTCGCAGCCCTTTTCGATTAATCGCTTTAACTTTACGCACTTAAACTGGCGCACCTGGGGAAAAATCAAATTAAGCAATTCAGTAATAACTTTAATTAGAGCCACGGCTATAAAAAGCGCATAAGCTACGCGGGCCGCTAGTTTAATAGCCGCCACAATAATAGCGCCCCAATCTGGTGCAGGAATAGGCGCGCCTACAGGAACGCTTGCTTTTACTACGTCCGCAACGCCTTCTTGAATTTCTTGTATAGATTTGCCCAGCTCCTGCGCAAGTGCAAAAGTCGCAAGCGCCAAAGACATAAAATAGGAAAATTGATTTTCTGGAATTACTACGTAATCGACGTAACTAAAGTCGTTAGCGGTCCACGCCATAGAGCCAAAAGAAAGCCCTTCTGCGTTGTCGTAGAAATTGTCTATACCTTGGTATCTTATTAATTTTACTTCTATAGATCTGTCAGTTATACGCATCGACGCGTCCGAAAAGTCCAAATAGTAATTAATTACTAAGCCCGTGCTGTATTCAATTGATAGCGGCATGCCTAAATAATCGCCATTTGTAGCGCGCCACTGCTGTATAGCTTCGAAATCCTCCATAACAAAACGGAGCGACGAAACGGAAAGCTCCAGCTCGCGCACTTTTCTGTCATTAAAGTTAAAAACGTACTCTATTTCGTCCCTGTTTGACGGGTTGCACTCGTTGCCGTTTAATATGTACCTAATCATAATTCGAATGTGTTACGGATCCGTGAACGCCCTACTGTTTTGGTCTCTATGACTTTGCCGACTCCTGCCAAAATACCGCCCCATTCTGTCGAGCTTGTCGGCTGGTTTTTAATAGCCTTTTCGATATTCAAAAGCGAGCCGTTTAGCTGCATTAAATCGAAGCTATTTCCCGCGCTGTCCATTGGTCGCATTTTGTCCGCGTTTGCGATTGCATCAAATACCGCCGCCGACTTTGTAGCGTTGTAAACTTTGTCGCCTTTGTCTAGCATCGTAAAACGTGGACCTTTGCCCGCGCCTACTTCTTTAATATTTCCGTGTTTGTCCGTAATAATTTCCGCGCCTTTCTCGTCGACTACAGCCAAACCGCCCGGCGCGTTGTCCGTTCCTTTCTCGTAGAAATATAGATTTT